AGGTTTATATAGGTTGAACGGTAGCAAAATAGTTAGTGGGCTTACTGGCTTGGTTAAGGATTTATTACCCTTATCAAGAAAGAAGCTTGCTAACGATTTTCTTGCTTATCGCTATGGCATTTCGCCCTTGATTTCTGATATAAGTGGCTCGGTAGAGCAAATCGCCGAGTACTTTGACTCAGAACCAAAGGTATTTGCCAGAAGTCGGAAGAGAATCGAGATCGACAATAGTAGTTCGACTTGGGTTCCTACCTCTCTTGGATTTGAGAGATTAGTTGCCCAGGATCTTACTACCATTGATGTTGTATACAAAGTAACGTATACGATAGAAAATCTCGGTAATCGCCGGTTGGCTGAACTGGGCTTTACTAACCCAGTCAACGTGAACTGGGAACTGGTCCCATTCTCTTTCGTTGTCGATTGGTTTATTCCAATCGGGAACTACTTAAGGGACATGAGTTCAGTTTCTGGTCTGCGTGTAAAAGAGTGCACTAGGACCACCACTATCCGAAAGGAACAGCGGCGGTTTTATAGGCACATCCAAGCAGCGGGTGCGGAATACCCTGGTGACTGGATCGCAGAGGGTTTTGGTTCTGGAACTTGGTTTTGGGAAACTCAGGATTTTTATTGCTATCGGGAAATAATCCCGATTCCTGAGCTCCCTTTGCCTAGTTTTAAGAACCCTTTCTCTCTGGGACACGTCTCTAATGGTATTGCGCTTTTGGTCCAAATCTTTACCAAAAGATAAGGACTCTTCCAATTTTCAAAGGAAGTTTTTATGACTGCTTTCGCAGCCATCTTACTGGATGATGGTGCCGACACTCCTGTCGAGCACACGTTCAGCCCCTCCGGAATCGATCAGAACGGTGTTGCACGTCTTTACGAAGCGTCAGAAGAGGGGTCTCTCGACTCCCGTCTGGCGATTTCGCTCGGCGTGCAACTCCCGAAGAACGGTTCCCAAGTCGCTCGTGTCACGGCAAAAGTCGTGATCCCTGTGATGGACCCCGAGACCTCACTGACGAAAGTTGGTGAGATCATCGGTACAGCTACGTTTGTGTTGCCGAAGACGGCAACTCTGGCGCAGCGTGCCGATATCCTTGCTCTGGTCGCCAATTTCTTGGCTGACCCGAGCGTGGTTGCGGGTGTCCAGGATCTCGAATCGATTTATTAATCGGTTCGGTATCCTACAGCAGATTAAATACCTGCTGATCCTTGCCTTCTAAGTAATTAATCACTACTTAGTTGGTTTTCTCTACCGTTAGATAGAGGAAGGTATCAATGGCAATTGCTACTGAAACGACCGATAGGTTCGTTGAATCATACTTATCAGCTCTCGACTGTCCGAGGTCATTAACGGCTTGGATCCTGTTCCGTGAAAAAGAACATGATCAGTTAGCCGCTCTTGATTTTAATCCAGATAATTATCTGGATTTCGGACATTTGAGAGACTCTTATCTCGCCACTAAGTTTCTATCTAAAAGCGTCTTCTTAAAGACTACCGTCGATAAGAAGAAAGTAGCTTTTGATGGATTCTTTGAGTCGGAAAGGAGTTGTAAGAAAATTAACCTCGACAACTTTCGAACTGCCCACCTAAAACATGGGTCGTTCGAATGGATTCATAATGATTCCATTCGTCAAATCGAATATTGTCTTGGGACGTTTTCTGCCGATGAGTTCTTTGATTCAGCAAACTGGGGGCCTGGTGTTACCCAACTTATTAAGAGGGACACCAGTTCCACCAATAAGTTCCGTCTAGAAAACGGAATTACCCGAGCCCTACACGACTTTATTGCGCCACTTCTCGGTGTGGCGTACCCCATATGGGATTTGACGAAAGTCAAATACCAAGATGGGAATAAAATCGTGACTGTACCTAAGAATTCTAAAACGGATCGAACTATCGCTATTGAACCCGGATTAAATCTCTGGTTTCAAAAATCGATAGGTAGTATGATCCGTCGTCGTCTTCTTAGGTTGGGCTGTAATCTGAACTCGCAGGATCGAAATCAGCGACTCGCGAGAGTCGGTAGCCTTTCTAATAAATTGGCTACAGTAGATTTCTCTTCTGCGTCAGATTCAATAAGTATATCTACCGTCGAGGCATTACTGCCACCCCGTTGGTATACTCTTATGAATCTGGTCAGGTCACGGTTTGGTTCCCTCGAAGGTCGCCAGTTCTTCTATGAAAAGTTCTCCAGTATGGGGAACGGATTCACTTTTGAACTGGAGTCGCTGATCTTTCTCTCATTGGCACGGAGCTGTTGTAGAAAACTCCATATCGATGAGCGTCAGGTCAGTGTCTACGGGGATGATGTTATAATCCCTATAGAAGCCTTCGATCTTTTCGTCGAAATTTGTAAGATTTATGGCTTCTCCGTTAATCGCCAGAAGAGTTACTATTCTGGAGGTTTTCGAGAAAGCTGTGGATCTCACTATTTCGAAGGAAAGGACTGCAAGCCTTACTATCTAAAAGAAGTAGTCGATGGAGAATTGCAAGTATATCTCGTTGCGAATTCTGTGAGTCGGCTCGCCTCTTCCGGAATGATTTACGGAAGAGACGGACGATTCCAGGAAACGCATCGTTTCCTCAGGTCTAAGGTGAGAAATCCTTGCCTTATTTCTGATGGATATGGGGACGGTGGTTTCATCGTTGATTTCGATGAAGCTGTCCCTCCACGAGCCAGGCACGGTATCGAAGGATATCGTGTAAAGCTCGTACTTGCTGTACCCATAAGGTACTCCTCCGCAGACCACGCTTTGCTTTTAGCAAGGCTCAAGGGCCGCAGTGAAGATTCTGGTCAAGGTAACTTGACCAGTCTCAGGAGCCGAGTCAGATATCTTCGAAAGAAGATCCTGATCCGACAGTGGGCGTTTTTAGGACCTTGGATTTCTTAATCCAGGACTGAGAACGTTTTCCGCGTTCCCGCGGTGGTTGACGTTGTATCCTTCGGGATACAGGTCAGTGGATTGGAAAGATTAATTCGTGATATTAATATTTTGAATGGTTTAAACCCGGCTAACCACCGGGGTTAAATCTCACTCATTTTATTAATTTTCATAAAATTAATACCCCAACCCAAAATTTAT